AGAAGATACCACTCAAGCGTAGGTAAAGTGATTAGGAAAGTTTTTGGAAATCTATTTAGTGATAACGCTATATGTAAGTTTGCCGAAGAGTATTTTAAATTGATTGTAGTACAAGACAATAACTATGATTTAATCTTTGCTGAAGGTTCTGACATCCGAAAGTATTATCATCAAGAGAATTATTTGCCTCAAAATAGTTCTCCTTTGTGGAATTCTTGTATGAGGTATCCACAGTGTCAAAGCTTCTTTTCCATGTACGAGCAAAATCCTAACTGTAAACTTGCTGTACTTCTCTACAAACAAAAAGGTACTACAGAGTTTAAAGTAGCAGCTCGTGCTCTTGTATGGAAAAACTCAAAAGGCAATTTCATAGACCGTATTTATCACCATAGCCATAGAGCAGAAGCTATTATGAAAAATCAACTTCTTAGTCTAGGCTATAAAGACATGCGTGTTAGAAGAGCAGGGTACTATGAAGGAGAGATGGTAGAAATTGAAGCAGAAATCATGGATGACTTAATAGTAAAAGGTGCATCTTTCCCTTACGTAGATAGTCTTAGGTATTATGATTATGAAAGAAAAGTCTTAACTCCTGAGTGTCCTTCTTATAACTATGCTTCTTTTACACAAACAGGTGGTGGTTTTGAAAACAAAACTGAAGGTAATGAAGAAACCTACTGCTGTGATCGTTGTGGAGAAGACGTAGATGAAGAAGATTTGTACTACATCGAACTAGGCCGTTCAAGAGGTCAATCGTTATGTAGTAATTGTGCTACTTGGATTGATGGAAGAGATTGCTACGTTCACGAAGATGATGCAGTATCTGATATCTATGACGAGTATATTTATATACAAGATGCTATCGAACTATGTGATGGAAGATTTGTACATAATGACGATTCTGACTTAGCAGAGTATGAAAATAATTACGGTTATTTTGTTACTGGAGTCACTGACTATGATTATGTTGAAATAGATGGCAAATACTATCACCCAGACGATCCAAAATTAGCTGAGTTATTAGCAGAACAAGAAGAAGAACAAGAAGAAGAAATCGCACAAATCGAACAAATTGAACAAATCGAACAAATTAACGAAACAAATCATGAAACAAACCAAGCAACAAACCAAACAACAATCGCAAGCCTCAACAATGACTACAACCTACTCGACATCCTCTAGTTATCAATCAAGAAGAGAATATAACCAGATTGATAAGGAAAACGTAGTAGTAGAAGATTTTGGTATAGACTTCGAATTATTAACAAGTATTATGTATCAACAGGCTCCTACTGGTAGTCAGTATGAAGCTGTTAAAAAAGACTTTCTCTTAAACTTATTACAATCTACTGTATCTGATGTAGAGATTTACGAAAGAGAAGGAAATATTTATGCAATCAAAGGTCAAGCAGACAACTATCCAACTATCGTGGCTCATTATGACACAGCTCAAGACTATCACAAAGGATTAAATATTGTGGTAAGAGACAATTGGATGTTTGGCTTTGACACAGTAGATGCAGAACAATGCGGTATAGGTGCCGATGATTCAGTAGGCGTATACTTTGCCATTGAAATGCTTAAGCGTCTTCCTGCATGCAAAGTAGCTTTGTTTTATGGTGAAGAACGTGGTTGTGTCGGATCTAACAGATGTGATATGAACTTCTTTAAAGATAGTTCTATTGTAACTCAACTTGACAGACGCTCTTACACCAACGATTTCATTAACTATACTAATGGAGTAACTACCTTCAGTAAAGAACATTATGACGTTATCACCCCTTTACTTGAAAAGTATAACTATCATCTAAATACTGGTAGCTGTACTGATGTAGGCAAACTACGCCAAAGAGGTCTAGCAGTATGTTCTCACAATCTATCTTGTGGTTATTTTAACGAGCACACCAACAAAGAAATCATACACATTCCAAGTATGAATAATGCTTGTATGTTGGCCTATGAGTTACTTAAGAAAGTTTATTCTGAAAATCTTGTACTTACTTTTCCTGAAAAAGCTGCAGTTAAAGACACTTGGACAGGCAGTGCAGATTTAGATTATTCTTTCTATAGTAGAGCTTCTTTGTTTGATGATTTAGATGAAACAAAAGAATTTAACGATTCGTTTGATACATCAAAGTCAGAAGATGGTTATAATTGGGACCCATATTGGGGAGTAATGACCAAAAATGGAGTTGTTACTAGTACTTATTTCAGAGACTTCTTTCCCGTATTTGACAAGGAAGACATCTGGGAAGAAGTTGGCTACAACAAAATGTCTGAAGAAGCTCTTCTAGCGTTAGTTAAATCAGGAGAAGTTGATCCAATCCATTATAGTACCTTGTTTGAAAAACATTACTCTAAATTCCAAGATTTAAGCGATAAAACAGATCTTGAAATCAGAGAAAGTGTTGCGGCAGGAGAATGTCCTTGTTGTGGAACTAGGTCAAATAATCTTCAATATCAACCAGAATACAATGTAGCAGAGTGTCTGCATTGTGGCTCTAGTTACTATGTTGATTTCGACATGTTAACTATTGAGGATTTGCCTCTTGATAGACACAAAACTTTTATGATTGATAACATATAATTATTTAGGGGAAGCTAATGACTTCCCCTTTTTTATTTTTTATTTTATTGAAAACCAATGAGTTACATGAAAAACAGTAATAACTTTAATGAATTTGAATGCTTTGGGGAAAGTCTCTCCACACATCCAGATTACCTACAAATGAAAAGAAATTATGAAGAGAATTTATTGTTAATAAGTTTGCAGGAAGACTTGGAAATGTCACCAGAATCTGTTAATTTCGTATCCCCCGTTTTCGAAAATCCTCTAAATATAGAGATAGTAGAAAATAAACCAACCAAAAAACCAACCAATGAAAAGAACGTTTTATGAGATTCTATGGGCCGTTTGCGAAGTAGAAGGAAAAATTGATGACTGGATTAAAGGTGGGATACTTATCAGTAACGGCACTAAGTATTCTTGGCATCCTTCTGTATTGCATTTATGTGATGCAAGTGAAATTATTGGAGAACTTGTAATTCAAAACACTCCAAAAATTAACGAAGAAAAGAAACAAGAATTCCTCAATAGTGTTACTTCTGATTTTGTAAGAAATAGTCCTGAACAATTTATTAGGTCTAAACAAGAAGCAACTGCAGTTGAATGGATTGATGAGTTTATTCAGAAGTTTAGTATTAAAAATATTGGCATTGCTGGCAAAGCAAGTAGTAAACCTGGTGTAATTAAAAAGATGGCTAAGTTTTTAGCTGATACAGATTACACAAAGGAAGAAATTCTTGGAGCAACTGATCTTTATATTAACACTCTGAAGAAACAAGGCTCTATTCGTTACATTAGAGATTGTATTTACTTTATCAATAAAAAAATTGATGGAGTTGACGTAAGCGATTTAACAAAATGGTGTGAAGAGTATCGCAATAATGGCGGTAGTAAAAATGACTATGACTCTAGAACCATTTTGTAATTATGAACTTTCAAGATCTAATCTCTACAGTAGAACGTAACAAGATTATTAAAGAGTCAGGAGGTATTACTTCTATACTTCCTCCTTTTCCAAGACTTGCTACTCGCTATGGTGGTTTTACCAAAGGTTCAATCACGGCCATCACAGCCTCTTCGGGTGTAGGTAAAACAAAGTTTGTAAAGTATTTCACTATAATGAATATTTACAAACAGACGTTTAATACATCTATTCAACCTAAAATTTTCTACTTTGCTCTAGAAGAAAGTGCCACGGATTTTTGGCTTTCGTTTATTGCTATGTTTCTCTATGAGAAATATAAAATCACAATAAGTGTTACTCAACTTAAATCTATTGGTTCTTTTACAGTGACTAATGAGCTAATGGCTAAAATTAAAGAAGCCGAAAAGTTCATCCAAAAACTACAAGACATTGTAGAAGTAATCGATTATGTTAGAAATCCTACGGGAATCAGAAAGTATATTAATAACTATTTTGAGAATCCTGCTGTTGGTACCGTAATCAAAAAAGAAATCGAAGAAGGCAAAGAAATACCTGTAGGTTATACTTACAAATCAGATGATACTTGGGTATTCTTTATTCTTTACCACATCTCTCTGGTGTCTAACGAAATTGCACCAGACACAAAGATGCGCTTATCTTCCTATCAAACTTTTGACCATGTAGTCAAAGACATTATTCTAGAATTATTTTCTAAACGTTACAAGATGGCTAGTATTGTTGTTCACCAACAGACTCCTTCATCAGAACGAGCACAATACACAAATAAAGGTGCCTTGATTGAAGAAATGCTTGAACCGTCACTAGAAGAACTTCACCTAAATAAAGGTGTACACCAAGACTACGAGATAGTCTTAGGATTATTTAATCCTTCAAGACACAACATAGCAGCACATAGCGGTTATGATGTATCTCTTTTGGGGCCTAAGTATAGGTCTCTTATGTTTCTAAAAGATCGACACTATGGATTAGAAAGAGCCAGCGTAGGTTTATATTTTAATGGAGCGAATGGAGAATTTGAAGAACTTCCACGTCCTGAAGAAATGAATAAACCTGGAGGCAATTATTACGAACACTATAGAAACAAGTAATTTATCCAGTATGAACAAAGAATTAGACTTTATTTTAAAAGAAATGTGCAATAGAGTAGGGGTAGCATTTGAGGATATCGACTTCCAAGAACACAATTGGTTCACTAAACATAGATGGACTATTCACGAGGAAGAAGACTTCACAGATTGGCTAGCTAAACACCTATATGACAACAAAGAAGCAAGACACTTTATCTTACGAATTACAAGCAAAAACAAATCGCTGTGTAAAAAAGGAGCTAAAGCTTTTGTGTTTAATTATGGTTGGTCGTATAAAGAAGACTTAAAACAAGAAGAAAAAAATTAATATGTCAAGTAAATTAATCGCAATCGTAGGACCTTCGGGTACAGGAAAATCAACTTCAATCAAGTCATTGAATCCAAAAGAAACTTTCATCATTAACGTGGCTCGTAAAGAGTTGCCTTTTAAAGGTGCAGAGAAACTTTACAATGTGGAATCAAAGAATTACATGGAAGTTGATGACCTTGCTCAAATTACAGGTCTATTAGGCACAATCAGTGAGAAAGCCCCTCACATTAAAAACATTGTAATGGATGATGCTATCTATTCAATGTCCTTCCTAATGGTAAAAAAAGCTAACGAGGTTGGTTTTTCTAAATTTACCAATCTTGCAAAAGATGTAACTACTATGCTTACTACAGCTCGTAAGCTCCGTAACGACCTTAAAGTATTCTATATTACTCACTCAGAGAATATAGAAGACGAAGGTAAAATCGTAGGTCAAAAGATTAAAACAATCGGTAAAATGCTCGATAACCAAATTGTGTTAGAGGGTTTGTTTACCATTGCTCTTTATACTCACGTAGGAGAAGACAAAGATGAAAACGCAACTTACAGCTTTGTAACTAATCGTTGGCGCAGTTATCCTGCAAAGTCACCTATGGGAATGTTTGATAGTACATTGATTCCCAATGACTTGCAGAATGTATGTAACATTATTGATGCTTACTACAATGACGTAGATGAAACACCAACAGAAGCCCCAGCAAAAGAAACAGAAACAAAAACAACAAAAAAATAAATTAAAGTAAAAAATTATGAATTTCGATCAATTAGAAACCCGTCAAGCTCCTGCAAAAAAATTATTTACAGGATTCGCACCAATCCAAATCGTAGCTGTTAACCCTACTGCCGCTAAAATTAATGACCTTCTTGGTATTACAGACGCTAAAGAACCTGTATACGAAAAAGATGGTACTATGCGTCTAGATTTCTGGTATGTAAATCATCCAGACTTTAAAACTGAATTTAGAGGTAAGTTTTCTTTATTTATTTCTAATGAGACTAGAACTTCTCAGACAGGTAAAAACCAATACATTGACAACTATACTAAAACTGCATGGGCAACTAACCTTGCTGGATTAAGTGAGAAGATGAGTAGTTGGGATGAATCTCGTAGATTAGATATGAAATCTATCAGAGAAGCAAAAAAGGACGAAGAGTCTGTTTATGGTTTTATGAAAGCCTATGCTAACGCTAATCCTAATACTC